AGCAGAACCGAACCCACTGGGGGCAGCAGATGTGACAGTTTCGCGAGCGAACAGTTCTTCATCTTGCTCATCCTCAACCACAGCACGAGTCTGCTTCTTGTTCAGGACCATGCCAAGACGTGCTTCCAGTTCTTCATAGGACTTGAAGTTGGAGGGATCAACAAAGTCCTTGAGCGAGTGCTCTTGGTTGTAGATCTCTTCCAGTTCAGCATCCGAGAACCCACCGAGGGTACCAGGAGCACTGAACTCAGACTTATCATAGTTCCAGAACCCAGCAACCTTCGTGATCTTGATCTTGAAGTCAGCACCCTTCCAGAAATCGAAGGGATTGATGGGGGTCTCATCTTCAAACTGAGGTTGAGCAGCGGTGACGATCTTATCGTGGATCTTCTTACCGTACTTGTAGAGGAACACCTTACCCTCGTTCTGAGGGTTCATGGGGTCCTTCACGACGTAGATATTGCTATAGTATGACAGTTTACGCTTCTGCTTACGAGCGACCTCCTTGTCGGCATCGATGCCAGAGTTCCAGAGTTGACGATTCAGTTCACCGACAGGATCCTTCTGACCGAGAGTGGTCAGGGAGTTCTCGATGTACCAACCACCAGGACCTTGGAAGGCATGGGACCAGACCTGTGCCCAGGGCAGATCAGTATCCTTCTCGGGCAGGAAACGGATCACGGCATAACCGTTACCGCTCTTGTCCATTTCAGGTTTCCAGAAGCGTTCATCCACCTTAGAACCAGTGGTAGACAACTTCTCGATTGCCTTGTTCAGAGAGGCAAAGGAGGAACCGCTGGACTTTTTGAGGGATGCGAAAGACATGTTTGTATTCTCCGTATTGAGTGTGTGGTGTCGTATTTGCCACGGGATTATCGTAGCATACTATTTAGGCGGTGGTCAACCCTCAGAGGTGTGACCCGACTCAAGGATTTGGGTTTTCCATTCCCTGAGTTTGCTCTCCATCTGATCGAGCACCACCGTCAGATCGAGACCACCAGAGTACATCTGAGACATGGTGTCGATACGATCCTTCATCTCAGCCACGCTGCCATCCCGCTGAGATTCCTCAACGTGGTGCGATGCCAGAGCGAGACGGGCGTAGAACACCTTCTGCTTAGCGATTAACTCTAGTGTTTTATTGATGTGATCCAATCTCTCCTGTGGAGAAAAATCCTGAAGTTTGTTACTCATCTTCAGGAGATCTTCATAGGTCTTTTGGATGTCACCTATTTCTTCTCGGACTAAATCCGAACTAAAAAACTCATTTGCGTCTGTCATAAAGGTAAGACTCCTCTACTCGTACGTTTGATGTAGTTAAGTTGTTGTGCGTTGTATTTGATTTTATCTTTGAGTGGTTTGGAGATCAACTTGCTAGCGGTTTCAACTTCGATCTCATACTCATCACAAATAGATGTGACTGCTTCGATGTAGTTGACCAAACCGTTAGAGTCTTTCACCACCTTCTCAACGAGAGCAGAGAACTTTGCCTGGGTCATAAACTTTTCTTCAATCTCCTTCACTTGTTAATCCCCCGTGCATAATAGCGGTATTCCTTGATCCAGTCAATCAAAGTATTCATATAGGGGATCTTGTCATAACGTTGTTCAACTTGAATCTGTCCGTCTTCAGCAACAGACAGTGTGACCAGTTTAGTAACCTCAACACCCGTCAGTTCATAATACATGTAGGCATATGCTGCCTCCTGTACGAAGAACTTCTCTAGGTGCTCACGTTTCTTCAGTCTTGTGGTTGTCTTGAAATCGATTACAGCAAGTTCGCCATCAAACTCAGCAATACAATCCACACGCCCAGCGATACCAAGACGAGCAGAATAAAGAGGGGTTTCAAGACAATGAATAGGACCAATACGATTAAGAGTCGTACGAGCAGCCCTAAAAAGGTAGACGGGAAGACCTTCGCCTTCCTTATCTTTGTCCAGTTCATTATTTAGATAGTGTTCAACGATGGAATGATAACGAGAACCACGCCAGGAAGCGACGCGGCGGATCCTTTCTGCCTCAGTGAACCCTACACGCTTCTCCCAATCCAGGATGCCTGCTTTAGTGCTATGACTAACCACAGTGGTGACACTCGGCACCCACTGCCCTTGTGGTAGTTTATAAAACCTCCCATGAGGCAGTGTTTGAGAGTCCAGCTCAGATATCTCTGTTGCTGGACCGAGGTGCACAAATGTCATAATAAATCAGAAACCAAGATTGATCTTAGAGATGAGGTATTCTTTAACGAAACCTGAACGAACGATGTCTTCAATGCCGAACTCTACGACATCAACTGAAGGCATTGTCTGCATGATTTTCATGAAGTCTAACACACCATTCCTCTCATTGTGTTTAACGAGGTCAGACTGGGTGTAGTCTCCAGAGAAAATGATCTTACAGTTCTCACCAACACGGGTGATAATACTATCAAGTTCATGGAAGTTCAGGTTACTGAACTCGTCTACAATAATAACACAGTCATCCATAGTAACACCACGGATGAAGGAGGTAGACCAGAAGGAAATGGTTTCCTGTCCCCTCAAGTTATCATACAGTGTTTCAAAGCTGTTGTCATCAGGCATCTGGAACATGTACTTAACCATATTCTTGTAGGGAATCTGGTACAAGTTGCTCTTATCTTCATGGTCTCCAGGAAGGAAACCAATCTCTCTTGTAGGAACAAGAGAACGAACCATGTAAACCTTTTCGTAAGGGGATTCCTCGTCAAGAACATCCTGCAGTGCAAGATAAAGACTAATGAATGTCTTACCTGTACCTGCAGCGCCATGGAGAACTAAGTTCTTTCCTTCGCTGTAAGAGTTGAACACTCGTTCCTGATTAGGAGTGAGTGGTTCAATGTTCTTAAGGTGTTCAAGGTTAATCGCCTTCTTTCGGAAGTGCTTCTTGGGAGGAGTCTTCCGAGGTGCTGTCTTTGCTCTAGGCATAATCAAGTGTAACGACTGAGGTTTGCACCAGGATGAGCAGACTGGATCTTCTGCATAACAGATTTGAATCCATCTGACTGCTTGGGATTAGGGTATACCGTGGCAACATGCTGGTTACCAAAGTATCGCTCTAGTTCTGGATGCTCTTCTTTGTATTTATCGAGATCATTGATCGACATAAAGTTGGTAATGATCTCTCCTGTTTCTTTGTTAATCCAATCGTAGGTTGGCATATTAGTCTATCCGAATGCAAGGTTGGACATCATTACAATCACAGTCATCATCACACCAACCCAGTGCCTTGGAGACAGTGGGGAACTGACAGATGAAGTGCTTCTTGCACAGTTCTGCAATCTCCATGTGCTCCAGTTGTGTGCCGTTGGCAGCGCGAAGATTGATATAATGGATCCATGAACGCACAGATCCCGTCATGTAGATACGAGTTGGAGTTGCCAAAGGCAATACAAAACGGGCACACTCTTTTGCCACGCCTGCTTCAAGCATTTCTTGATAGATATGTTGAGCATGGTAGAAGTGCTCTTCAATCTTTGCTTGGAAGCGAGCGACAAGGATAGGATCAAGGTCCGCAGTGGAGTTCTGACGGTTCTTGGTATCCTGACGGCGGAGATCTGGCACAGGGATCTCATCGCCCAGCAGAGAGGCATCAGCATACCGCTGGGAAAACTCTTGATATGTGAACGAACGGTGCCTCAGGATTTGAGCTGCGATACCCCTGGTAGTGTTGATCTCAAGCGTCATATGCGCCTGCTCAAAGACGCTCCAATGCCCATGTGTAATACAATAGGACAGGAGACCTGCAACGTTGGGATTATCCTGATTGTTGGGGTTGCTTACACGAGCAACATATCCCATGGTCTTCTCTGCATCAGGAGTAGCAGAGATCAAACATACTTTAGTCATCATGCTTAAAAATCAAACGGGCAAGGAGATGCAGACCGAATGCTTGGAAGTATCCAATGGTTTTCAAACCGAACAAGAGTGGCATCAACCAGTTCCATAATAGCATCATGATGACAGGAGAAAGAATCAATGTGCCAAGCACCATGATTGCTTTTTGTCCTGCCTGAATGTTTGCCTTCTCTTCCTCACGTCGGTCAAGTTCTGCAAGGAGTTCACTCTTTACTTCTTCCGCCGCTTTGCGGGGATTAAAGTACACATTGTCAGTCATTTTTTCTTCGTAGGATTATTCCAAAGTTTAGGGTTAACTCTACCTTCTGTCTGGTTGAAGGTTATTAAATCTTCACGGTAACGGTCCCAGTAGTAATCAAAGACATCAACTTTTTTGTTGGCAACGACGAGATCGTACCGTATTTCATCTCCGACTCTATATTGAACCAGAAATGATGTGTATGGTAGTGATCTGTCGTCTGCCAATGACGGATCACAGTTCTCTGCGATCTTCTTCAACCCCGATTCCCCCACTCAATAGATGGAAATGCTTCTTTGATTACAGCAAGTGTAATCCTGTACTTTTTATGCAGACGATGGTTGAACACATCAACCAGCAGTTCTGCTTCATCTTCATGCAGACCTTCAAGCATCTGAATGAACATGGATTCGATCTTGAGAGTAGGAACGTTATCTGCACCACCCTTCACAAAGTAGTACAACTTCTTACCTTCATGCTCAAGTATCGTGTGCTCTGTACCCTTGGGTGCTTCGTTCTTACGATAGGGAACTTCACCTTCAGGGATACGAGTCTGCACAGACTCATCAAAGTTAATGATGAACAGAGACCTCAAGACCTGAGAGTTGTACTGCTGCAGCAGTTCAATCTTCTTCGCCTTGGTCTTTGCTCCGTGGACCTTCTGAATAACTTCAGACAACATCAGTTTCATTTCAAAACTCCGTGATATGGTTCATGAGTTCGTCCAGTTTGTTCTGGGCGAAATAAGTAAACATAGAACCACGCGAGGGTGGTTGTGTAGTTTCAAACGTATTTAGCACATCCTCTTCAACCTCTTTTGGGATGCAGTCGAAGTTGATAAGCACTCGATTCCTTTCATAGTTCTTTGCAGTTTCAGGAGAACAGAAGTCCTCAGGTGAAAGAAGAGACCAGGATTGAATCTTACCCTTGCCAAGAGGACGCTGACGCTTCCCACTTACAAAGGTGTCATCATCAGATAGGAAGTTAGGAATACCATCAGAACGATCACCCTTGAGAATGTGCTCAGCAACAAACTGTTGGGGATCTTCTGAGATTACGAACTTCTTCTGGATGGGGTTGTACTGACTAACAAACTTATACTTCTGCAGTTGCATGAAGTCTTTGTCCCCACTAAGGATCAACACCTTCTGGGGAGGTTGCATGTTGTTCATCAGTCGGATGTTTCGATGTGCCTGATCCTTACACAGGATTGCAATGACATCATCTGCTTCAGCACCACTAACCTCTACAACTTTGTAGGGCATGTGTGTACGAATCTCATCCTTAATGCGATTGATCTGGTCAAAGATGGCAGTCCAGTCTAAGGCAGAACGCTCACGATCTTTCTTACGATTAGACTTGTAGTATTGGAAATACTTGCGCCGCCAATAGGTCTTACTGTCGTAGCAAAGAACCAACTCCCCGTACTCTTTGCCGAACTTGGATCGGTAGAGTCGCAGGGAGTTGAGAACCATGTGACGGATGAGACCGTCACTCACACGGCTAACCGTGCTTGTCAGAGAAACCATCAGGTTGCTGATGCAAACCTGATTCATGTCAACAAGGATCATCAGACCTCAATCATCTTCATCATCCATCATATCATCCTCGTCACCGAAATGCAAGTAGAGAAGGTCAGATGGGTCAACGGGTTCACCATCTTGATACATTTCGGGGTGCATCACGACTGCTGCGTACTCAGCACGCTCCTTCCATTCATCCCAGGTCTTGCGAAGATTCCAAGACGCAAGGAATCCTAAGAGGAAGGATCCAATCGTGAGGAAAAAGGCAATGTACAAAAACGATGCATCTGCCATGTGGCATACCTCCGATTGTTCCTATATGTATTATTTAGGACGATTTCGTGAACCTTTCTTTCGTCCTGGTTTGCGTTCTGCATGGTATCTCCATGCATCATCAAGGATTTTATAGCAGTAGTCTCGGATCTTCCGTGCTTTTGGTTTGGGAAGATATCCATATGCTTCCTTGAGTGTCTTGTCTTTTCCCTTAATATACTCATCAAGTTCTAAGACTAGATTGTTAATCTGTGCCGCTGAATGAGACTCAATGAACTCGTTGGTCTCCCGACGGGTCCACTTGTTCTGCTTCAGGTAGGTGTACATATTGAAAAGAAAACGACCATTGATTGTCGCCTCGTCAATGGCGCGATCAATGATCGTATAGAGTTCTTGAGTGTCAGTCATTAAAGGAACTTGTTCTCACGTAAGTATTTTACAGTATCGGTGCAACCCCCCATACGTCTTCCGTTAAGAATGACTTGAGGGAACGTGGCACCAGGACCAAACTGTTTAGTGAACTGGTCACGAGTAAACTGTTCGTTCAGTTTATACTCTGTGAACGCCCAGCCCTTACTTCTAAACACTTCTACAATCTTACTGCAGTAGGGACACCCAGCACGGGAATAGATCAACGCGGATCCAGGATTAGCACTCATAGTAAAGCATCAACTCAGTCTATTTATTAAAAAGGGGACCCGAAGGTCCCCAACATATTACATGCTACTCAGCAGCAAATCAGAAGGAATACTTCAGACCTGCTTTGGTGCCGTAGGAACGGTCAACACCAGCGATGCCGCTGCCCACGAAGGACACCTCAGCATAAGCACCCAGGCTGTCGGTCAGACCAACGCCCAGACCTGCCTTACCAGAAGGCACGGTGTCAGCAGAACCAGCGTCGGGCAGTTTGACGGTAGCGCCACCTTGGACGTAGTACGAAGCGTTCTCACCCAGAGCGCCTTCGTAACCAACGTGGGTGTCAACAGCAGTACCACCGTAGTTGGAACCAGTCCAACCAGAGTTTGCTTCGACGTTCACGTAGGGACCTGCCATTGCAGCGCCAGCGAAAAGGGGAGCAGCAGCCAGTGCTGCGAATGCGGATTTGATCATTGATTTTTACCTCGTTAGATTTACTTGTGGAATGGTTACCCACAGATGTAGGGTCGGATTCGACTTCCCGACCGCTTGTCTATTATACAGTAGAACCGATCCGAGTAGTTGAGGGATCACTTTCTGTTGTAAAACGTAACAATGGGTGTTACGCCCGTATTTATACTACTAAATGGAGTATGTTTTCGTCAAGTGTGCCAGTTGGGTGTTGGTTTCCTGACGTGGGGGATTGGGACGATGGAGTTGGTTATCATGCAACTTCCTTACTGCTGCTGCAACCTCGGGGGTTTCGTCCCATTCCCAAGTGTTGCCGTTCTTGTCAACGTGTGTTCTCTTCGCCATAAGTCTCCGAGTATGCGTAAGGGTAGATCTCGTCAAGGTTGGGACTCATTGGTTGACTCCTTTTGACGATGCCCATATTCTATCACAATACGGTGAGAGATGTGAGTGCGATCTGTGACAGTGTGGTGACTGACCCTTCCGCCTAGGTCTTCAGCAATCCGATGGATCCTGAACCAGGGGATGTCAAACCTCATTTCCTTTTCCTCAAAGCATCCAGCAACATCTGCTTATCTTCTTCGGACAGTGCTTCCTGATCGTCGTCGGGTTTGTCCTCAGCGACAACAGGTTCCGTCACTGGTTCAAAGTGATAGTCCTCTGCTGTCATGGGTTGGATCGAGATCCTTTCCAGTTCACCCAGAGGAGAACGCCAATACTTCTTGAGTTGCTTCAACATCTTCTTACGACCCTTGTGGTCGTTGGGGTACTTCTTTAGCACCTCTCGGATCTGTTTCAACTCTTTCATAGACTGAGAGAGGCGACGATCTGCCGCCCTCTCTCTACCAAAACCATTACTCATTAGAAGAATCCATTAAAATCATCGGGGATTTCTGCAACATCGGCTGAACCTGTAGCAGGATCAGTCTGACCTACTTTAACACGGAACTTGATTCTGTGATCGTCTTTGTTACTACACCAATACCAAACTTTAGAGTCCTTGTTGTGAGACTCCTGGTATATAGCCTCGTATGGAGTACGCTTCGGAATGGTGGTGCGATCAATCCTTTTAGCATAATCGTCCGCGTAGTAGGACTTAGGACGTTTGATGTCCACGACCCCTTCCACTCTGGTGTGATACTTCCATTGCTGAGGAAGAACAAATCCTGCTTCTTGATCAGGATAGAACGGTGCCTCAGCAGGGTTCTCAGTTGCTGCGTCTCTCTTCGGAGGATAGTGGAAGATAAACTCATCACCCGTACGATATCCACTGCCAGGATCAATGATCCTTACAACTTCCATCCAGACTGCCATCTTAGTTTGTTGACGGTCTCTGAATGCTTTTGCAGAAACGTTACCTGAGAGTGTGGTGACCTCTCCATTGAGGAAGGTACCAGACTCAGAACCAACATACTGTCTGCTGCTAGCAGAGTCGTTCATTGGAACAGGAATAAACATAACACGAATCTTTGCATCACCCAGAGGATGACGTTCATCTCTCAAGTAATAGTCATGGAACCATGCATCTGGGTGCCAGTTTTTATATTGATTGGGGTTCGATTCCACGTTCAACATACCACACTGCTCAACAGCAGAGTACAACTGACTGACGCTGGCACTACCAGACTGCTGACCAGGATCAATACCATCCTCAGCAGTCACTAGGTTGGGATGGTCTGCCCACCAACCAAAGAGACCACGGTCGAAATATCTGTACTCACCGAAGAAAGGCATCGGCAAACACTCAACCCTAGACACGGGCCAACTTGGGAATGACAATCTCTTTTCTTGAGCGGTTCCTCTGTGTGGTCCATACTGTCCATCGGAGACGAGGAACTGACCGAAACCAAATACAAACTTGGCACCCTTGCTACCGAATCCAATGTTGTCTTCGTTACCGTAGAACCATGTGTCATCGTTTGCAGCATCATCATAGTCTGGTTCGGTGATCCAGATACCACCGTAGCGAACGTCTCCACGGGTGACAATGCGATCGTCTGCGTAGAACATAGCGTAGAGCGAGTCCTCGCCCCTTGAACCCGCTTCTGGACCCTTCGTAGAGACCGCTACAACGGTCCTACGAGACCCGTTCTCCCACACCTTAGGACAGGAGTACCCCTTGGTGTCGCTGTTGCCCCTTCCAGGGTGCCCAGACCTGCCTGAGAAGTGTGACCAGACGCGATCGTCATCCTTTCTCTGAGTGTACTGACAGTCCATACGGAGACCTTCAACACTACCACCAGAGGTATATCCAGAGTAGATGTTGGTAAGGTTTGGTTCCATGTCACTGCTGCTGCCCAGAGAGACAGGCCAAATCGAATCGTATTTCAGATCCACAGGGTCAAACAGACCCAACTTGACTTGGTTATTAGATACCAAGTTTGCATTGGTAATGTCTGAGATCTCAAAGGTCAGGGTGTCTCCAGGTGCAGCATCAAATGTAGTGAGAACTGTACCAATCTCTGGCCAATACTTCATGGTGAAGTCTTCGCTGTAGATAGTCGATCCGTTTCTCTTGAGACGGATACCAAACTGCATACACTCTGCTTCAGAACTAGAGATCATAGATCCAAATGCCTGTAGTTGGTATCCAACCATGGCATCCTGCACATAGACATCCTGTGTCTTGTTTAGTTCCACCATGTATGCACCCGAACAGGGTCCACACTCATAGTCTGCACGTTGTTCTGACTTAGTTACAGATCCACAGTCAGCACGAATCAGGTGCACCTCACGGAAAGGTTCTTTCAATATCCTACCATCGCAAGGGGTTCTTGTTTGAATAGGAATCTCTACCCTAGGTGGTGCATTATCTCTGAAAACATATGCAGCAATACCTTCATACATGTAACTACTGAGACCATACTGTACCCAATAGAACATCTTAACGTCATCATAATCATCATCCCCATCGAGAAGATCTTCCCACCACTGGTAGTTGTCACCTTCCCAACGGGTCATCTCTTTCCTATTTCGGTTGAGTCTACGATCAGAGAAGAATGTGATGTTGTCCTGATTACTATTCAGACTACATCTCCACCCGTTACCAGTGTCAGAGAACGTGACTGCCTGTCCGTTGCTAGCACCAAAGTTGTTGCCATCTGGTACCAGGAAGAAACCTACGTTGCCACCAGCATACTGTCTGAGGACGTTGAGACGTACCTTATACTCACCGAAACCCACACTGTTGGTTGCATCAGCAAGGATCACACGACCCCACACGGGGTTGCCATTGGGGTCTGCGATGTAGACACCCCAAGAGTTTTGGTAACCAGCAGCACCCTTGTGCACATCGTACAGGATGATCATAGGCACCTTCAGGTTGCCAGGGATCTCATACAACTGTTTTCCCCCACGTCTGACCGCCTGCAGAGACACACCATCGACGTTGATATCACATCTATGGTCATGGTCAATGAGGTTACCAAATCCTTGATAGTAACGATGCAGAGCAGCAAGACTTTCCTTATCCCCAATGTAGGGAATGCCATCCTTGGGATCCTTGAATGCCCACCCAAGAACTTTACCGTTGGCCATGCCAGCGAGATTCATCGTCGCCCGTTCACCAGCACCAGGGGAGTCTGGTTCACCAGGGTTCACCGTCAACATAGAGTCGATGGTTGTACTTGAGTAGAACTGATACAACGGTACCGATCCCCTCTGCTCCTCCTTGAGAATCCAGAAGGAAGGACTATTACTTGTCAGCGTATATCCTGCAGGAGGATTGGGTGTCACTCCAGGATCAGCAGTGATATATGCATGATCAGTTCCCTGACCGCCACGAATGACTTCGATCTCTACCTCAACGTTCCTCTTACCACCAGCAAAAGACCCACTGTATGTGTCACCGATTGTTGGGTTAGAGGGAGCAGAAGAGATCCACCATTCGGAGTCCCACTCACCACCATCATTGATGGGAGTTACGTTTACTGTGAACCCATTGAAACTTACGCTTCGTGTGGCACCACTATTAAAATACTTGTTACCACCGTCTAGTCTTTTTTTCTTTCCGTTCCAGGTGCCAGAAGGTGTAGTTGTAACCACTCTCTTGTTGTGTCTCTCATTAGAGAAGGGTTTCAACTGTGGGATACCAATGTCACTGCCTCTGACACATTCCCACACAGGAATACGCTCAGGGTAGCAGTTCTTGACACAGATTGTCTTCTTATTTCCACTCCAACCTCTTGGTTGGAAAGACTCACAGTCACCTTGGGGTGGTTTATATGTGCCTGTAGCATATGGTTTGAAGATACACTCCAGTGTTTTCTTCACACACTTTTCCCAATCATTGTTGGGGTCATGCTGCTGACAGAAATACTCTTTGCCAGATTCAGAATCCAACCAACGTCCACCACCCAGAGAGATTGCTCTGTCTTGATCTCTGAGTTCTGCAACGGCACCACAGTCACCAGTGACATCGATGTAGGGCCAGTTTGCTTGACGTGGATCGAATGCATTGAGATCTAACTTGGGGAATGCATTACCGCATATACCCAGGTCAGGGAAAAAATCACAGACCCATTTAATCTGATCTTCAATGTTCAGATTAACTTGGTTGTCTGGTTCTTCTCTTGGTTCATACAAATCACCAAGAGAGATCGGTGCCTGCGTAGGATAGCAACGCCCGATCAACTCTTGGATAACTTGATTAACCGTAAGTTCTTCAACTGGTGGATCAGGTTCAGACTTTGGCGTCGCCAAAGAACCATCATCACCAGTTGGTTGCAACTCTAGATTATCGTCTTCACCGTAACAATGCGGTCCACTACCACTATTGGTCATTCATTTGATGTTGGTTCTTCCAAGTTATTTATTAGTGCTTGGGGATCATACGGGATGAGTTTGGAACCGAAATCATCAAATGCTTGATACCAGATTTCATTGGTAACTGTTCGGACAACTTCAGCACAAGGACCAGGAAGATTTTCCCAGTTACCGTTGCCTTTACCATACATCTCTTCACGAACATAGTTCAATGCATAGAGATAATCTACTGCACACGCCTCAAACTTTTTCCAGTCACGATCTTCAGTCATAAGGTCATTCCATCTTTGAGTTGTTCCTCGATCTCTTGTTCGAGTTGTTGGATTCTAAACTCAAGTAGAGTTTTTGTCAATCGGTTGACACCTGTTGCCATCTCCATGTATCCAGAATACACGAGAGATTGCCCAACGAATACCGTGGCAGTCATAGAACCCCAGAAGATGTAATACCAACGGGACTTGACTTGGTGCTGTTTGTTTTTCTTTTTCATTTGATGAATCCTTCTTCGCGTAACCATTGCTCAGTAAGTGGAGTTGGTTTATAGACCTCCCACATATTACCTGCGGCACACGCTTGCAGTGCTTTCATTGTCATACCTTCAGTCCTACCTGCCCACATTGCTTCTGCTTCCCAGGGAACAGCAGATGCAGGATAAGACTTCTCTGTCATCTCACGCCAGAGTGCAGGGACATCTTCTTCTGGTTTGATGATAGCAATCATAGAGTTCTTGATGCTACCTGCCATGCAGTCTTGTGCTGCGTGCCATCCTTCATGACGCATAACACTCATGAGTGTGCTATAACGCTGGGTGAGTTCATCGTTTAGGTAGAAGTTGTTGGTCACAGTATGGTAGACACCACGATGGCCAGGAGGGAAGTATTTGCCAGGAGCAATGTACACCTTGACACCAATCTTATCGAGTGCTGCCATCATGTCATTGAACTCTGTGTAGAGGGGATTCAACATGCCTGCTTTCTTGTAGTATTTTGCTACATCATCTGCAGACTTGATCTCTACTACGCCCTGAGTACATTCCTGTACGATCATACACCCCATGGAATCCATGGTGTAGTAACCCTTGATCTTCGATTCATTCGCACTCACTGGTGATGCAATCATCAAGGACAGTAATGCCAGTGCTCTCTTCATGTAGTCTCCTGAGGTAGTCTTTTTCATTTTGATAGATTTTTTTGCTCCCAGACCATATCTCATACCCCTCTATAAGATCTGGTATCAACCACTGGTCAATCCTATAACAATACTTCCAGTTGGCGGGTTGAATGCAAGCCATTACAACCACTTGGAAGAACGCTACAATATGTATCCAGAGACTGAGCATTAAAAAAGGGGGTCTTAGACCCCCTCAGTATAGTTGTTTTTCTAATAAACGTCAAGTATCAGGATTCCTGATAAAAAGCGTTTATCGAGATTCCGAGTATCAACCAATGGAAGGAGCAGTCAGAGCAACAGGAGTTGCCTCAACAGATGCCAGGTCCAGAGGGAAGTTGTGAGCGTTACGCTCGTGCATGACTTCCATACCAAGACCAGCACGGTTCAGGATGTCTGCCCAAGTGTTGATCACACGACCTTGTGAGTCAATGATCGACTGGTTGAAGTTGAAACCATTCAGGTTAAATGCCATAGTGCTAACACCAA